AGGTGTCGTGTTCGTGACAGGTATTGGTCGCGCGAATGATATTCCAAATGCGAGGATTATCACAGACTACAATGACATGCAATATGTCTATGTGAATAGCGAAAACAATGATTTGAAAAAGATTGCTTCCCCCAACTTGAACATTCCACTCACAACAGCTGTGAGCAGTTCAAGCAACTCCGCGGCAAACGCGGTGACTCTCCGAGGTGTGAGTGTGACCTCAGGTGATGGTTTCCATGGTGACCTTGTGGTTGCTGGAAATGTAACCGTTGATTCCACAACTTTCCACGTAGATGCAGAGAGTGATAGGGTTGGTGTGGGAACTATATACCCCGGACAACCCCTAGATGTTAGGGGTGCCGCCAACGTGGGCGCCCTTGTTACAACATCTACCGTTATATCCGATGCAACTGTAGCTAGTGATCAAACTTCAGGTGCCCTCCAAGTGACTGGTGGTGTTGGTGTAGGAGGTGATCTCTATGCAGCCGATACAACACTGGATAGTGTTTCACCTTTAAATCTATCTGTTGGTGCAGTGCCAGTTACAGATGCAAGCAAAAAATTAGTTGATTCTCTCATTAGCCAAAATGGAACTGGTAAATTAGTAATTGCTGCAAATGTTGAAATTACTGGTAATATTTCTGTATTAGGTAACTCATTCGCAATTACATCAAACGACTTAATTATAAATGATCGTATTATTGATTTGGCTAATAACAATGCGTCGTCTACACTTGATGTTGGTATTCTTATGGAACATCCTGGTAAGAATATATTCATTGGTCATCATACCAGTCCTCATGATGACTTTTCTATAGGTTATACATCTAACGGATATGCTGAAGACCACGTAGAATGGAATGGTACAGATCATATCACCGCAAATATTTGGGGACATCTCATTACACAAAACACTGTGACAGTTGAATATGGTAATGTATACATCGTTGACGGTGGTCTAGGTATTGGAATCGGGGATGGTGAAGATGACAACGTTCCAGATTCAAAGCTATATGTAACTGGTAATGCCCACGTTACTTCTAATATTTCTACAGATTCTAACGTTATTATCGGTGCCACAACTGAGGCCACTTCAACAACAACGGGTGCCCTCAAGGTAACTGGTGGTGTGGGCGTGCAAGGCGCCCTCTACGGCGCTGAAGCTTTTTTTGGTGGTGTAACTTCCATCACTAATTCCACACCTGTAACTAGTAAAACGGATGGTGCTCTCGTTGTAACAGGTGGTGTAGGTATTTCGGGAGACATTCATGCTACACACGCTAATCTAGAAGATGTTGAAGCGGACAGTGTTAACATCACAGATAGTACAAATTCTACAACAAAAGATACGGGTGCTCTCGTAGTTCAAAGTGGTGGCGCTGGTATTGAACTAAACTTAAACGTCGGTGGTACGGGTAAGATTTGGGATGAGACAGATGCCACAACAACAACGTCTGGAGCTTTGCAAGTCGTGGGTGGTCTAGGGGTTGCCAAGACTGTATTTGCGGCTGATATTAACATCACAGATAGTACAAATTCTACAACAAAAGATACAGGTGCTCTCATAGTTCAAAGTGGTGGTGCTGGTATTGAACTAAACTTAAACGTCGGTGGTACGGGTAAGATTTGGGATGAGACAGATGCCTCTTCAACTACAACGGGTGCTTTACAGGTCGTAGGTGGTCTAGGGGTTGCCAAGACTGTATTTGCGGCTGATATGTCATCTGGGAGTGTTGATGTCACAGACACAACCGAAGCCACAGATACTCAAACAGGTGCCGTCACAATTGCCGGTGGTCTAAGTACACAAACAAATGTTCATGCCTCAAATGTTTACACTACAGGTGGTCTCATCACAAATACAGGGGGTACTGCGAAGAAAACATACTCACACACAGGGACTTTACCAACTAACGCGACTGTGGCAAATGCGACATTTGGTGTTGTTTTTTCAAATCATGTGTTTTATGCAAAAATAACGGCGACACTTGTTGAAGGTACTGAGACTGTAAGTAGTTTTACACAAGAATGTTGTGGTGGTCATATTACAGGTGGTACATCACTTAATAATATAACTTTAGGTCAAACAACTGTAATTGGTCATAGTGCTTGCCCATGGAGTACAGAAGTAACAGCTAATGTAACCACTGTTACATTCAAAGCAGCCCAGGCTGTAGAGGGTGCCGGATATTACGATATATTTGTTGAGTATCTCTCAGCACACACGGGTGGTAGAGTACTCAAGTTTACAGAAGGTGGGGTAGATGAGATTACATTTAATTATTAATTGTTGTAAATTAACCGCTTAAAAAAACGTAGTTATTAATAGTAGTGTCAATCATGACAACAAAAATCCAAACGTTCGGTGGTAATATTGGTATTGGTACGACCGATCCGGAAGATTTTAAATTAAACGTAAACGGGTCCCTCAAGACAACTTCTTTAGTGGTTAATGGTGTTCAAAATGCACAAGTACCTATAGGTTTACTCGGAATGTGGAGTGGTTCACTTGGCTCTATTCCATCAGGATGGGCTTTATGTGATGGGGGGACGTATACTCGAACAGATGGAGGAGGGGATATTGACACTCCAGACCTACAGAATAGGTTTATCAGGGGAGCTTATGGAAATGCTGCTCCATCTCCAGTGGTTGTAGGAACCACGGGTGGTAATAACAACGTGACACTATCAACAGCCAACCTCGCACCACATAAACACGATGTGACTGTTGATACGGGAAATGCACCTCATGGTCATGGACCAGCTCCAGCTCCTATTACATCCGCAAACAATATGGCACATGGTCACCCTGTGGGTACCACCGATACACCACATAACCACGGTTATACATCCTACACAAATACTCCACATTCTCACGCTGATTCAGGGGATAAGAGTCCGACGCCTCATAGACATTCCACAAATGCGTCAAATATGCCTCATTCTCATAACACTCAAACCGTGAATACTCCTCATGGTCACTACGTTCGTGCCATAAACAATAGATCTTCCACCCCCGGGCCACAAACGCTCGCTACTAGGACACAGGGTACCACAAACTATATGGGATCGAACGCGGGTGGACCACATTCCCACACCGGCCAAAATTCACTCACAAATCATACTCACAACTGCCTTGCCGCCAACGCTAATCATACTCACGGTACTGGAAATGATCAATGGAGGCATGGCCATACAGTAAATACCGTTAACGCGAATCATAGTCACCAAACAGGCGATGGTAATGCACCACATACTCACACTGTGAGTGCCGCTGATGCACTCCATGGGCATACTGCTAGTTCAAGTAGTACCGGTCAAGCTACAGCCTTTTCGGTTCTAAACGTATATTACGCACTATTTTATATAATGAAGATTTAAGTATTTCGTAAATTAACCACTTAAAAAAACGTAGGTTATTAATAGTAGTGTCAATCATGACAACAAAAATCAAAACGTTCGGTGGTAACATTGGTATTGGTACGACCGATCCAGAAAATTTTAAATTAAACGTAAACGGGTCCCTAAAGACAAGTTCTTTAGTGGTTAATGGTGTAACAGATGCACAAGTACCTATAGGTTTAATTGCACCATGGTACGGTTCATCTGGCTCTATTCCATCAGGATGGGCTTTATGTAATGGGAATTCACATCCTCGAACAGACGGAGGGGGGTCTATTACGACCCCAGACCTAAGAGCTAAGTTTATCAGGGGAGCTGATGGAAATACTGCTCCATCTCCAGTGGCTGTAGGGCGCACAGGTGGTAGTAACAACGTGACACTATCAACAGCCAACCTCGCACCACATGATCACGGTGTGACTGTTAATGATGGAAATGCAAATCACAGTCACGGAGGCAGCCAAAGTAGTGCACAACACACTCATGGTGGACTTTCTAACATCTCCAATGCGCCTCACAACCACGCTGACACGGGTCAGACTTCTGTTAATCACAGTCATGGTGGAGATTCTAGCAGCAACAACTCTAATCATACTCATATCGCAGACTCTGTTGAGGCACTCCATACACACGTGACCAACACCGGCTATGCACCTCATACTCATAGTGTCAGGGACACTCGCGGGTACGTTTACAGCGTTGCAGGCCCAACGGGGTACTTTGGACATGAGGGGAATACTTCAGTAGTATGTACCTTATCCAACGCACCTCATAATCACGGTCGTTCAAATAATACCCAAGCACCACATTCTCACGGTGTGACTGGTTACAGCAACGCAGGATCTCATACTCATGAGGTACAGAATGCCAATACACCTCATCGTCACCAAACAGCAAATAATAATGCACCTCATAATCATAGCACACCCCAGATTCAAGCACCACATTCTCACAATGTGGGTGCCGTTGATGCACCCCATGGACATACTGCTAGTTCAAGTAATACCGGCTCAGGCCAGTCCTTTTCGGTTCTGAACAGGTATTACGCACTATTTTATATAATGAAAATTTAAGTATTTCGTAAATTAACCACTTAAAAAAACGTAGGTTATTAATAGTAGTGTCAATCATGACAACAAAAATCCAAACGTTCGGTGGTAACATTGGTATTGGTACGAACGATCCGGGAAATTTTAAATTAAACGTAAACGGGTCCCTAAAGACAAGTTCTTTAGTGGTTAATGGTGTAACAGATGCACAAGTACCTATAGGTTTAATTCAATTGTGGTACGGTTCATCTGACTCTATTCCATCGGGATGGGCTTTATGTGATGGGCAATCACATCCTCGAACAGACGGAGGGGGGTCTATTACGACCCCAGACCTACAAACTAAATTTATCAGAGGAGCCACCGGAAATACTGCTCCAATTCCGGTGGTTGTAGGAACCACTGGTGGTAATAACAACGTGACACTATCAACAGCCAACCTCGCACCACATAATCACGGTGTGACTGTTAATCAGGGAAATGCAAATCACGGTCACGAAACCACTGGAACAGCTAATGCGCCTCATAACCACTCACTCGCGGGTAACAATACACCTCATAATCATGTCGCTCAGGACGGCGACGGCTACCATCAACACACTTTACAGCAGGCAAACGCAAATCACAATCATAATGCTTTTGGTGCGGGAGGTTCTGATCATAATCATAACACGGGTACTGCTAGCCTCTCATCTCATAACCATAGGAGGCCGGCATTGGGACTCACCGGTCCTTCCCCCCGCTCCGGTCCTTCGCTTTTTACCCAGCAGCAGATGCAAAGTTGGAGAAACAACACTCTAAGAAGTGGTTCTCATAACATACCACATACTCATGTACTTGACAGTACGCCTGGTCAACAACATGGTCATAACAGTCTTGATTCCCGAATGAGTCATACTCACGAGATGGCATCCAACAACACGCAGCATTCTCATGAAGTTACAGGGGATAACCAAATAGGACATCGTCACACACTGGGTCAGGGTGGTGCACAACACTCTCACAATGCCCCTAACGTCAATGCACCCCATGGGCATACTGGTAGTTCAGATAATACCGGTGCAGCCTCACCCTTTTCGGTTCTAAACGTATATTACGCACTATTTTATATAATGAAGATTTAATACATTTTAAAAATAAAAGTCTTATTATAATATAAATGTCTGGTGGTATCGCCCAACTCGTCGCTGTCGGTGCTCAGGATGCGCACCTGGTCGGCTCGCCCGAAATCAGCTTTTTTCGCTCTACCTACAAGCGCCATACAAACTTCTCACAAACCGTGGAACGTCAGGTAATCCAGGGTAACGTCTCCAACAACGGTATGTCTACCGTGCGCTTCGAGCGCAAGGGTGACCTTCTCAACTATGTGTACTTTGTTCCCAACAATGGTCTCAAAACCCAAGCCGTGGCGGATTGGACCACGATGATTTCCAAGGTTGAACTTCTTATCGGTGGCCAGGTAATTGATGAGCAGGACTCTACCTACTCCACCCTCATCGCCCCCACTCTCTCTGCTACTACCTCCTCCAAGTCCGTCGCGGGTGGTCTCTACGGTGGCTCCGTCAACGAGAGCTTCTACCCTCTCCGCTTCGCCTTCTGTGAGAACTGGCAGACTGCTCTCCCACTCATTGCCCTCCAGTATCACGATGTGGAGCTTCGCATCACTTGGGGTTCTGCGGCGGCTGATAACAGCTTCAAGTGGGATATCTACGCGAACTACGCGTTTCTTGACACCAACGAGCGTGATTACTTCGCCTCTACCCCCCAAAACATGATCATCACCCAGGTGCAGAAGGCCACTGCCTCCCGTGCCAAGATCCAGGAGCTCAACTTCAACCACCCCATCAAGTACCTCGCGGCTGCTAACGCCTCTGGTGTGAACATCCTGGCCGACGATGGTACCTACGATAACAAGGTTAAGCTTCAGATCAACGGTACCGACGTTGCTGACTACAAGTTTGCCAACCCCAACTTCAACACTGTACCTCTCTACTACCA